CGGATAATGAAAAAATGGATATAATCAAATTCTTAGTAGATAGTGCTAAAGGCATTGATGCTAAGATTAACAAGGAGGAAGATCCTATGGCAAAAAAGACAAAGGCTGATGATTCAGTCGAAGTTATTAAGTCAGAAGAAATCGCTCCAGAGGCAGATGCCGTAGTTGAGGCTCCTGTTGCAGAAGTTACTGAAAAGTCTGAAGAGACTGTCGTAGCAGAAGAAACTGTTGAAAAGTCTGAAGAGGCTGCAGCAGAAGAAGTTGCAAAGGCTGAGGAATCAGTTGAAGCACCAGCAGCAGAGGTTGCTACAGAAGTATCTAAATCAGATGAAGCAATTGTTGACGCAGTTGCAGAAATCAAGAATACAATCACATCAGCCTTTAGCGATTTAGTTGAAACTGTAAAGTCTTTGCAGGCAGAAGTAGAAATGCTTAAGTCTACAAAGGTTGATACAGAAACAGTAAAAAGTTCACTTGATGCAGTCGCCAAAGACATTGCTGCAACAACAGAACAAGTTAATAAATTTGGAAAGAGAGTAGACGCAGTAGAAGCAGATACTGCTTTCCGAAAGTCTGGCGATCTAGGCGAGATCGTACAGGAACAACCAGAAATGGTTGAAAAATCCCTATGGGGCGGACGTTTCCTCAAAACAGCCGACTTATTTAATTAAGTAATCACTTAGGAGGTGACAATATGTCGGAAGAGATTAAGAAAAACCAGCCAGGAGAAACTGGCGAACTAGGCGGAACAGCACCAGGTCTTTATCAAGGTCAAGGCGCTTTTGCTTCAGGTGGTGTTGGTGGTGTAACAGATCCAGGTGCAGACACACTTGGTAACATCCCAAATGCTAACTTTGGAGTAACCACTGGTCCTAATGCCGTAAATCCTTCGGGTGATGCTGCAAGCGGAATTTTACGTCCTGAACAAGCACGTCGTTTTATCGATTATGTTTGGGATGCAACCATTCTTGCTCAAGATGGTCGTCGTGTGACTATGCGAGCAAACAGTATGGAATTAGAGAAGATTAATGTTGGTGAGCGTGTTATTCGTGCCGCTGCTCAGGCAGTTGGTAATTACACAAACACTGGTGCTACATTCTCAAAGGTAGAACTAACAACCAAGAAGATTCGTCTTGATTGGGAAGTTTCTGCTGAAGCACTTGAAGACAATGTCGAAGGAGGTGCATTGGAAGATCATCTAGTTCGCTTGATGACCAATGCTTTTGCTAACGATATTGAGGATCTTGCTATCAATGGTGATGGTGCAACAGCGCCATTCCTTTCAATTATGTCTGGCTTCATCAAGAAGCACAAGGACAATGGAGACTCACATGAAGCAGCAATTACCGTTGCTGACAATGCATGGACTCCAGAGAAGATGCAGGAAATTATCCTTGCTATGCCACGCAAGTACCGTGCACTTAAGAACAATCTTAAGTTCTACGCAGGTACAGATGCATTCGCAGGTATCGTTAAGAATAACGGTACATTGTCTGATGCAATCGCTGAAGCACTTGGTAAGAATGGTAATACCTATGCAAATACACAGGCATACCTTGATGGTCAAGGCCAGACATTCGGTGGAGCACGTACAACTCGTGTCCTCGGAATTGATGTCCAAGAAGTTCCTTACTACCCTGAAGGATATGTCGATTTGACATTCCCACAGAACCGTGTATGGGGCTTCCAGCGTGATATCGTCGTCAACCGTGAATATGTTGCTAAGAAGGACACAATTGAATATACTGTGTTCGTTCGCTTCGGTATTCAATGGGAAGAAGAAGACGCAATTGCGTGGGCAGATGCTGCAGCAGATGCATAATCTGTAATCAGTACCTTTTGAGAGGGGGAAGGGGTTAATTCTCCTCCCCCTCTTATCTTTAGTATTCTGTTATAATAGTTTACATAGGAGGTTAAATAATGGAAGAAAATAATTTTAATAATGAAGTTAATGAAGCACCAGTAGAAGATACTGTTGCTCCAGAAGCACCAGTAGAAGCACCAGTAGAAGTACCAGTTGTCGAAGAACCAGTTGTAGAGGCTCCTATGCCAGAAACTAAGGTTGAAGAGGTGGCGGTAGAAAATAATCTTGAAGCATCAATTTCTGAGGCTCAAGAATCTACAGATGCAATTACAACATCAGATTTCGGCAGATCAAACTCTGAAACAGTTCAGGGAATTGGATCAGTCGTTAACGGTGTAATTGGTGTTACTGAAACTCCACGTAAAGTAAATAAGCCTGCCGCTTCTGCACCTAAGAAAGCAGAAAAGACAGTAGCACTTTACTCAACTAAAAATGTAAGTTGGAGTCCAGTAGGCAAGGTGTATCGTGGATATAACATTGTTACACCAGATCAAGCAGAAAAGTGGTTAACACGTAGTCATATTAGACTTGCTACACCAGAAGAAGTAGCCAAGGAGTTTGGTCGCTAAATGCAAATTTTGAGAGTTCCGCCATATAATTTAACAGTTACATTAGATGTTTCTAATGCTTCAACTGAGTATGAATATACTGTAGTTGATATGGCGGACTTTTCAGAATTAGTTGGAGAAGTTACTTCTAGTACAGAAAGCAAAGTAATAATTCCACTTTCTTCAAAATATGACACTCAGTATAAAATCACGGTAGATGGAGAAGATACATATGTAGATGTAGTTCGTCCATATGTAAATCCAAATGAACATGGAAACACAGCAAGCGAAATCGCAGCGTATGCTAATAATGAAGAATTAGCAAGAGCAATTATAGACTCCGTATGCGATGTAGAGTTTTATTA